TTTTTTAAATACAATTTGGACAAGTTCCTCCGAATCCATTTATTACAGCAGTGCTTGGGTCTACAGTTAATACAACACATTGGTCTGTTAGATATATTAATCTATAACCTGTGTATAAGATATTACCACCTGCATCAGCATATAGTGCATCTCCAAATTGAACATTACCACTTGTTGTATATACAGGATTAAAATCATAAAATCCGTTACAAATATCTTGAACGCTAGGGTTAATTGCCATTGGATAGTTTCCTGCAAATATTACTGAAGGAGTTGGATTAAATCCTGCAACTGAACCAGAAAGACCTGTTCCCGTTATTTGTAATAGGGGTGTAGAAGCAAGTGAAGTTTTAACCTCAAACTTACCCTGAGAGAAGAAGTTTTGTAAATCCGTATAGTATGCTTTACCAAATTCTCTATTAGCTTCTTTACTAAATTGTTGAGAAATATAATCTTGGTCTAACACATCACCAAAGTTTAACTCATTCACAGCTAAGTTGTTAGCTGGAATTACTTCTAACTTTTCGTTTAGATTTACAAACTTATTAAAGTTCCATCTTCTACCTTTATTATACCATCTATTAAATGGTTCAATAATAAATTGATTTAATACAGTTTTAGATGGGTATATTACTAAGTTAAATTTCTTTTGTATAGATGTAAGGAAATCAATCTGCTTAATACCTGTAGTTCCAAATGGCATATTAAGAGGAATATTCATTATCTTATTATCAGCTCCATTTAGAACCTTTGTTATTTCTAATTTAGATTTTGGTTTACCATCTGCATCTAAAGTAAATGTAAAGTTGTTATATGGAGTGCTGTAAATATTAGTCCAATATATTTGGAATTGATATGAACCTGTTGCTAATTGAGAAGTGTTAAATGGAGTTGATATATCATATACTTTATTCTGTCCATTAGCTCCTTCAGCAAACATTGCTTGAGTATTTTGAGTAAAGTAGTTATTAAAGTTAACCAATGTAGTATCAGATACCACCGTTGATGTGTTAATATCTCTTACTCTTAAATTAATTTGAGGTCCTCCTAAAGAACCTGATAATTTTAAACTTAGTGTAAGATTACCTCTTAGGGCTGATGGGACTGTTAAGTTATAAACATTTCCATTAGTTAAGATGCCAGATGGGTCTTTAGTAACGTTATACCAAGGTAATGTAGTATTAGTTGAAGATGGAACTACTAAATCAGTTTGTCCACTTCCTGATATTGGTGATATGGATATCAAACCATAGGTTTCTAAATTGATATCACTATATACTGGGTATCTTAGCGCTCTATTACAAACCAAATATACATCATCCAACCCACCATTGTCGATAAAAGATGATGAGTATGTATATCCAGCTTCATTAAAGATAGCATCTAAAACTAATTTAGATTTGATAGCAGGTTTAAAATCCTGCACAGTTAGTGCCCCTTCATTATCATCGATACCAAAGAATAAATCTCCTGCAGTATATTCCAGCTTCTGTCCATACTCTGCTAATGGATAAACAATTGAACCTGAGAACAATCCACCTGCCCAACTTGCTGATATATTATTAAAAGATGATGTATGATTGTATTGGGATAACGAACCTAAATCCGTTAAGTAATTTCTATTAATTTCTCTTGCAAATGAAGATATAGCACCAAAGATAGTTACTTCGTATGAATCAATAAACTTATTAGCAAATACATTTACTTTGTTTAATTGAAGGTATCCTTGCGATAAGTAAAGTCCACCAAAATCTAAATAAGCCGGAACTTTAATATTGGTTGCGAATATATCAGGGTTTACAATACTAATATCATAAACATGTTCAAAGAATGCATTATTCTTCTTAGTGCCTGGTAAGGTAATTTGTCTTGTAAAATCTGCAGGGATAACTCCCAAATCAAAAAGACCGGTTACGTTATCGGATAGAAGTATTTCTTCATCCTTAAACAAATCCAATATTACTCCATTGGCTACTAATTGAAATTCTAATCCTTGTGTTGATAATACTCCCATATTATAATAATAATTTATAACCTTGTCCTAAATCGAAATCAAATGCGTATTGAATTGTTTTATCAACAACTCCAGTCTTAAATGTAATACTTTCAGTTGCTATTGTAATAGGTGTTAATCTACCTGTAGATTCGTTATCCACAATGTAAACTTCTTCACTTACTAATAGCTGCTTGAAAATATCATTATAAGTCTCAGGAATCCAATCAGTATTTACGCTGATAGATTGTTTAGAGTCTACAATATAATTCAAATTTGAACTGTCAGAATCGTTATATGCTAGCGTTGCACCATCCCATGTTCCTAACTGCGGTTGATAACCTTTAGCAGTAGTTGAGAAACTTCTCTTACTAACCATATCAAAGTTAAAGTAATCGAATTGTCCGAAACGATTCTTCCATTTGATTCTTACATTTGGATACTTTTGCTTACATTTGTAAGTATATGATATAGGAGTTCCTAAAGGAGTTGAACCATTATATGCCTGAACTGTATAAAATTCAGATGCCGTAGATAATGGGAATCCTACTGAAGCTGGGAATAAGGGAACTTGTTGTATTTGTTGTGATGAACTGATAGAAGATGATACATTTATTGAACCATTTCCTAATGAACCAGAAAAAACAACCTTAGTTGGTTGTGCTGTACCTGTAGTTCCTACAAAAACACCTATAGTTCCACTATTATCTTCAAAGAAAGATTGTGTTCCTGGTCCACTAGTTAGTAGTGGCCAATGTGGAGTAGTTGTATTAATTGCAGCTCCTATTGCTTCATCAAAAATACCATATCCATCTAATGCTTTAGATGAAGTTGAAATTTCTTTAGATGATGTAACAAATGCTGAGCCTGATAGGTATCTATAATATCCTTCTACTTTATAATATGCAACATTTGATGGTGTTGCTTCTCTACTACCAGTTAGTGTTGAGTTAATAATTTTACTAACATCAAATATACCCACATTTGAAGCATTTGGATATTTTACCAATGTATATTGTGATACTGCTGGGGGTGAAGTAATTGGACCTTGCCAATAGTAAAGGTCTAAATAGTATTGAAATGAAGAGGATGCAACTACACCTGTATTCTCTGATAGTGTAAATACCATCGGAGATTGTGCTAGTGATACAACCGCTGGGGTTTGTGTAATCGAAAGTGCCATATAAGAATGCTTTTTATTTTAACCAATTTATAAGGAAATATATCGGATGCTACCCTTTAGCGAATGCGGTTAATTGAACATCCAACTCTCCTGCTAATTTGGAAACCATTTTATCCATTTCACTCTTCACATAAGCATCAACCAACATTTGGATTTGAGGGTCATTAGCTGCAACTTCTGCATATCTTCTTGGACCATACTTTTCTGATGTTCCTTTACCTTCATGCACAAAGTAACCATACTCAGCACCTGGCGGAGCATAGTTTAGGGCTAATACAACTCTACCTTCAGATTGTTCTTTTAACATTCGGCTAACATCGTTATAACCTCTAACTCTATTCTCTAAGTTACCTGTTATATAAGCTCTCTTAAAGAACTGACCATTAACCATATATACACCTGCTAAATCGGCGTATTTAAAAGCAATATCCTTAAGTTCTTTAGTTACTAACATGCTAATTGATTATTCACATCATTTTGGTCTAAAAGATTGAATAAGCAACGAGGTCTATCGTTAAATGTAGTTAATTCAAAGTTTGCAACAAATCCTGCTAAACCATTATCATACTTATCCACAAATGCTTCTAAGTTAATAGCACCATTAATATCAAAGTTAGTAAGTGCTTGAGAAGTAAATGAAATCAAATCATTAAGGATAGCAAAAGTATTGGCATGTATATCAACTACATCATCCGTTCCATAAAATGGAATAGTTTGATTGTTTCTAATTCCTGATGATTCGTTATTCTTTAGTTTAATTTTATCAGCTACCACTAATTGACATCTATATACCGTTGTCTGTCCATCGAAACGGGCGCCATTAATAAGAATATTTCCTAACGGATATGTTGGGAACTCATTAGTATCGATACTATACAAATCGCCCTGCGATACAAACGCAATAGATGGGTGATTATTCATAATTGTTTTAAAGTAATCTAAAACATTATAATAGAGTGTATAGTTAATACCGGCATTGTTAACAAAATTACTCATAAGAATTATAAATTAATACCTGAAAAATAGGTGTTGCTCATATTCGGGAATATTTGCGTTTGGTTTCCAACTGATTGTAAATACTCAGGGATTTGGTTTGAATACGAAATCAAATAGTTCTGCATTCTTGTCGCATAATACTCAGCATTATCAGTAGCTTTTTGTAATAGATAATCTATTTCATTTTTACCTACTGATTTACTTTGCTCACTCTCATGCTTAACTGCTCCTTCTGATTTGAATTGAACACCACTAAACGGAAGATATTCACCAACAGCATACCATATTAAGGTAGGCTTGATATGGTCCTTCATAAGGTCCTGATAAAACACTCCCATTTGTGGAAATGTTCCTGCTATTACTTCCTCTTGCAATTTGTAATATAGGACAGTTCCTAAAAGGTCTAAGATATATTTTTCCTGAGCAGTTCTCATAAAGGATAGTAATCTATCTGCATCAATTGAACCCTGTAAAGGAGATTGTTTGATTATATCGTTTCTACTTATAAATAATGCGTATGCCATATTAGTATTTTTATTTTTATTATCTAAATTCTTTTATAAACTCTGGTGTTCCAAATTGAGCTGGTCTACTAGCTTTTAGAGGTGCGTTATCCATATTTGGATCTATAACACCTTCACCACCATCTTCCATTACTGATGGATTCTCAGCTTCACTATTAATATCATCTTGCACTTCTTCAACACTCTGACCTGTTTCCTCTGCCGTTTGTGAAAGGATTACAAGTGGCGTCATTTGCTCAAAATACAATTCGGTATCAGAGTATCCGCCAACTGCTAATGCGCTTGTTAGAGCGTTAATAATGAGGTTTTGGAATGGTATAATAGTCATCGTTTGTAAGATAGAATATGCCGTTTTCATTTCTTCTGATTGAGAAGAGAAACCATTATTAGCAGTTCGGATACCAAACAAAAGGGGAGAAGTAACTCTATGAGCAACTAAGATTCTATCTTGTGCGTATTCAGCTACATACTTAAACTTCTCATGTAAGTTATCAATCTGAACTGCTTCAATTGTAGGTTGTCTTTCCTTATCATCGTTAAATGTTAAGATAAACCTTCCTGCGTTTCTAGTGCCTGTAAACTTAGATTCAATCATAGATTCGATTGTATCTCTTTCTTCAGGAGCTGGAATACCATTATTCATATTAATCATTACCATTGGTAAGAATCCATTCTGAATATTGTTAATATGTAAGTTACTTAATTCAGCTTCTACATAAGAAAATTGTAATGCAGAGAACCAATCAGGTAATGAATAGTAATATTGACCTGGCGTATAATTTTTAATATAAAGGATTTCCATCTTTTGATTAGATGTTCCAAATACAGGCACTTTTTTCTTTTCCTTAATCTTTCTTTGGTCTGTCCAATCAGTGCAATAGTAATAGTTCTCAATACGAGGATTATCATAAATCTTTTCAGCTCTTAGTGTTTGAACTGGGATGTGATACATACGAATAATTTTAGTATGCTCATCATTCCAATATACTTGGAAAGCACCATTACCATATAGTTTAATATCAAAAGATACTCTTTTAATTTCTTCCTGAGGTAGAACAACATCTAACATTGGTTGGAATGCTGGATTCTTACTGTAAATACCTTTACCAAATATCATATCAGCTATTCCTTCAACGGAAGCTGCATTTGTTGTAGAGGTATTGTATCCTTCAGTAATTGAAGCAAAGTAATCATCGTTATCATTAATGCCAACAGGCACCCAAGCATATCGGGTTTTGGTATCTTCCGTAACTACTGGTATTTCTTGTTGTGCCATATTCACAACACTAAAATTCTGATTTAATTTCATATTAGTCTAGTATTATATATTCGTTATCCGTTAAGTTTGATACATACAAATCTTCCAATGGTATTTGATTCACATAATTAACTTTGTCAATTGATTGTGAAGAGAATACTTGCACTGAACCATTCCAAACTACATCCGTTCCATTATTAACTATCTCAGCTCTATATTGGTCTCCAATGTTTGGAGATGGAACTGAAGCAGTAAATGTTAAGAGTGATTGGTATTTATCGTATTCGTAATTTACTATCGAAGCTGATGTATTTTGAAGGGAACTCATATTTTGTAATCTCCAAAGTAAGCTTCCACTACATTTAGGTTTGATTCTTATGTCAATTATGTTGCTTCCAGATATGTAATAGGTTATCATTATCTCGTATTATGTATGATTTATCTCTTAATTTAACAATTGTAAATGAAAAAGTAGTAGCATAAAAAAAGGGAGAACTAAGTTCCCCCTTTAATATCTTCATCTATACTGATTAAGAGTTAGTGCCATACACAATTGTTGGAGGGTTTGTTACCTTTCCAAATGGATCTGCGAATGTTGAACCAGAAACGAATGATGCTGGGAAAGGTTCTTGTCCTGTGAAGGTAATTGAATAACCATAAAGGTCACCAATTGCTGCTCCAGTTTGGATAGTTCCACCAGTCACATCTGCTCCTTCTCTCTGTCCTACTAATAATGTATCACCATTCATTGTAAGAACAAAGATTTGAGGTCTACCATAAGCCATCAATTTCAATTGAGTTGTCATCTCATTTGTCAACTTCTTAAGATTTAAAACTAATTCTTGTGAAAAGAAAGTAGTTCCATTATCTCTTGAAGAGTTAACAGTTTCAGTATAGCTTGAGTTTCCTTTAAGTTCGTAAAAGTATGCGGTTAAGCCAGAAGGTAATGTTTCGATTAACGCGTCTGTTTGGCTACCTGTTGAGTTTGCAAGAGAACCGGTGTAGTTTACAAAGTAAACACCTGCCAATCCACCTATACTGTCCTTACATACTTCGTTACGTCCTGCTGATAAGTTACAAGCCATGTTATTTAATTTTTTAAGTTGTTTAATT